GCGCTTGCCTCATCAACTGCTTGCTGTGAAGCTGCCAATTTAGAAGTTATTGTTTCAAATGCACTAGCTTTGGCTTCTAAGTCTGTAATTTGCCCCTAAGATTTATCAACAGCCGCTAGTTGCCCAGCATACTAATCTCGACTAGCTTTAAAATCTATAAATGATAAACCGTTACCAAATATTTTTGCGCCAGTCTGACCGGTAGTATCAGACATTACCTAACGTAATACTTCAATAACAGATATACCTAATGCTTTAGCCTGTTCGGAAACTCTTTTAACAATTGATTGTCTCTAATCCTGTGTTAATTCAAACTAGCTCTATAAAAATTTATAAAATTTATCAGCGCCAATCGCGCCACGCTTAAATGTAGTAAATTGTCCAGTTTCAGCGCTAATATTAGCAAATTGTGCCATTATCTTTTGCTATTCATTCATTTTGGATTGATCTGTAGGTAATGCCTAAAAAGCCTTCTATACCCACTCCATCGCGCCCCAAGCTGTAAAATTACTACGGCCAGTTATATTCTAAGTTACAATTTGACTATTCTACTGAAATTTACCGCGTTCAGCAATTAATAAATTATTAATCCTATCAGCGCCACGCTAAATGGCCTAATACATTTCATCATAGTTTTTCTCTAAAATAGCACCAGCTCTTGCTCCAAAGGCTGTAGATAAACTTCCAGTAAAATCAGTATCTGCCAATAAAGCGCCTCTTTGCGATGCTTTAAAATCTAATAAGCCACTTTTAATACTTTCAATCTATATCTATAATGCTTCTAATTGCTATTGCGCTTCTTGTGGAACTACCAAATCTTCAAATTTTAATGCTTTAATTCCACCTTGAATATGATCTATACTTAATTCTACTTTCTATATATCACGCTATAAAGTGTCAAAACTACCCTCCGTTTTAAAAGCAGATTTAGATTTTAATTCAATCTAAGATAAAGTTTGTAAAACTTTGTTTAATTCACTTTCAATCTTTTTTCCGCCAAGTGAGTCACTTAAAATATTTTTACTAGCAAAAGCTTTAAGCTAATTGGCCACGTCACGTAAATTTTCAATCTACAATGATACTGGTATCGTAACTCCTTGTACCTATTGCTGCGCCATGTGCCATACCCCCTTTTACTCTAAAAAAAATAAAGCCACTTTTCACATTGGAAAAGTGGCTTATTATAACATGTCCTCGTCGTCAATGTCTTCATTTAAACGAGTTATTTCTAATATTAAATTGCGTTTATCTGTATTGATATATTCTGGTATACCAATAATATTAAACGTTCCCACAGTAGGATCAGCCCTTTCTCCCAAGCGTAAGTTTATATTACTCACTACTCTCACTTTAGGCATGTATAACAGATTGGTATAATTCATGCCTTCATTTTCATCTTTCGCATAAAATTTACCTTCAAGTGTAAATAATCCGTTAAAGCGCTCTTTATTCACCTTATAAAATAACGCTTCGTCTTCATATTTATAGTAATAATCTATTATATATTCTCCTTTAATATCCGCGGGTATCTCGCAATTTTTATCTTCGAAAACAGCTATCTTATGTAGACCAAAGATTTTTGTTGCATCATCATCTACACCTACACGCTTACCATACATTTTCTATTGTATCGTATCGCGCTCATATTTAAAAATGAATGTTTTTTTCTCTGGATAATCCACTGGGTCGTTCTATAAGTCAAACACATGGTAAGTATTCTAAGTTGATGGCTCTGTGTATGTATTTAATATAAACGGCCCTTCACGTTTAGGAACATATAACGGTTCATTAGCAACACGATCTGTTACATTTGCACTAAGTAATATTCCCATGCTTGCAGAAGATAACACACCTTCTTGCAATGAAAACACGACTTCAGACCTATCTTCCCATATAACACGCGGCATGTTTGCCCAACCGCCACGCGCCATTATAGTGCGGCTATCCTCTTGCAGAACAGACATTTCAACATTTTCAAAATATAACACTGGCTCGCCAGCTTCGATTAGTCGGGAGCCAAATTGCATTGGAGTCTTTGCACGTAATGTTACTTCGTGCAATTCTTTTAAACCAAAATATTGATCTAACATTCAGCTCACCTTAAAAATTAAAGACCAGAGATCGAAATCTCTGGTCTTTAATTTATTTATTCATTAATCTTGAGAGTTGTAATTGTCCAAAGATCCGTTGTCATTGCCGGTCTGAGCTGCATTAGGTGCTGCAACAGTGTACCGAATCAACTTCATCATCTCATTGTCGCCACGCTCGTTAGTAGAACGTAGTACGTTTAGAGTCATTTCGAATGTAGAAGGATCACCTTCAGCCTCTAGAGTGATGGTTACGTCAGAAGTTACCTTGGCCTTACCAATTACGAACTGGAACATCTCATCCTTACCAGTCTTTTCAGACCGCATGAATGTATCGCCTACTACACGATAGGTGCCAGGGAAGGTGTCAGGAGAAATAGTAACTTCAACAGCAGAAGTATTGCTTGCGCTGTCTACCTCTTCTACCCAGAAAATACGAATATGATCGCCAACCTCTGGTATATCCTAATTATTTGTTCCATCAATCATCTTTGGATTCTTGAACTTAACTTTCGCACCATTACCATCTGCATCAAATGTATTAACAGCTCCATCTAGCGCGCTATACTGCAACTGAGTACGATAGCCCTTAGTCTTACTACTGCTTCCGAGGTTAATCAAACGAATAGGATGATCTGGTGTTGCCTTTGGAGTTAAAGTAATTCCATCGCGATTCTTTGGAGATGGAACAACGCCAGCAGTAGTTACAACAACCTCTTCAGTGTGGTGTACTAGTACTTTCTCAGTAGCTGTAGGACGGTGAATAGCGCCACCTAGCATGAAACGTAGAGACTCAAGAGAAATCAATGCATCTTCAAGAGTGAGGTTGATTTCCTTACCATAGTCCCACTGGATTAGCTTTGGATTGCCCCAACCACCCTGAGCAGCTACGTTCTCAGCGGTTGTCTCAATGGTACTTACCTTCAAAGTATCAAGGAACAATACGATATCTCCCTTGTAAACGCCTGCTTCGAGGTCATCTTCAAGAGCTTCAAAATATACATTGGCGACTTCTTTAATGCCATACTTATCAAAAATATTTACAGCCATGTGAGTCTACCTCCTAATTACTTATCATCATTACTATTAATTGAACGCATCCAATGCTTCAATTGCTTCTTTGTCATCTTCGCGCCGGCCAGTGCAGCTTTATTATTAATATCAAATTGATCGCGCCAGCCCATTCTCTTCATCTAGTCATGGAAAGCATAATATGTTATATTCCATATGTTTTCCATATTCAAATTACAATTATTAATTGTTATGCTGCCGATCAAATCTGAAAATTTTAAATCGCTACCCTCTTGGCGCGCTTTTTTAGCTTTTGCTATACGAAGTTTTTCGCGATTCTCGCGCATCTTCATCTTTAATGCACGAACGTTAGCATCATCATCTGCATTAATTATGATTTCATCCCCATCATCTTCAAGGAAAAAAGCAACGCGTAATAGATGCTAAAATTCTGCGAAATTCTCTTCTGATAATATGTGTTTTTCTTCCGCTGGACCGATTATAATTTGAGGTGGTTCAAGCGAAAAAATAATATTTTCATGTGTAAAAAACTAAAAACCATCTTTTAATGTTTGATTAATAGTTTCATCAACCGTTGCCATCATAATTAAATACTAAAAATCAGTTAATTGCGCAATTAATTGCGACAACTCCTTATCATTTGTGTGCTATCCAACAGGCTTAGTTGATGTTAATACGCCTAAATATTGCTAAAATTTACTATATCCTAAATCTACAATTTCTCCAAGAGTCGTTGGATAAATAGCACAAATATCATAAAATAATACTGGCGAACCGCGTTGAAACTTTAAAATTTCGTCATCAGTTAAATTCATTGATTTTATACACCATAGAATAACCGCCAATCCAAGGAGACAGCGTTAGATTATCCGCGCGATAAAATTGCAAAGTTCCAATGCCAGCCATTTTTGCTTCATTAAATTCTTTATCCACTTCTTGCATGATTAGATATGGCCGTAACGATTGATCGTCTAATAGCCATTCATCATAAGGGCACGCAATATCAAATCGAATAGTGGAAATTTTAAACTCAGGATTTAATGGATTTACAACAAAGCTATCAAAAATAGCAGTGATATAAGACATTTTTTCTGTGCTATCATCATAGATTTTAGGAATAATTAGTATCTATTTATTAATTAACTCAGAGCTGTCTACATCTGGACGCTCTGGATTAAATGGGTCACGTACCTGATATTTTAACAATCTACAAATTCTCTAATTAGATAATAGTGTATTTGCTATAATAAAGGTATTTTTACCCATAACTTCAAACCGCCGCTACTGCGCAGGTTTAGAATTAACTGCCATATTGTCTCACCTCACCACAATGGAATAATCTTAATTGATTTTGTATATTCATGCCCGTTAACTATTGCTTTCAAAATATACGCTTCATCAAGAATGTTATTTTTATTAGCAGTAATAGAACATGTACCATTATTATTATCTACAATCTTATAAATCATTTTAGATGGAGTGAGATCAAATTTAGCTGTTGTGACAATCTCATCGCTAAATGTCATTACTGAATAAACTGCGGTCGCAGCAAGACGAATCTTATCCGGGCCTTTAATGTAATAATCTTCTGGCTACGCGTCATCGCTAACAGATACAGTTATTGTCAAATCAAGAGGTTCAATATCACTGCGATCAGGCAGATTGACTTGTAGCGTCACATCGCCATATCCAACAGCCTCCAAATACTATTTTTCTTTAGAGTATTTTGCGATAGTGGTATCCAAAGAAACTAATTCTACTTTTGGATTCTCCAATGGAATACCATTCTTTGTTATAGTAAAATGCGGCTTAATCTCATCGTGCAATTTGAAGTATTCTTTTTCTTGCGGTATCTCAATGCCATATATAGCACGACGGTCAGTATCAGCAATTTCATTTTTAAGATCATCATATATTGTATTAATTTTATTTTCAGTTAAAGAAAGATAAATCGTACCCGGCACACTAGTATGATCGTATTCTATAACTTGCCAAGATTCTTGTTCTATGATAAAATTAGTCGCGCGATTAATAGACCGCCGTGGCATAAGAATCTCAGCATACTTATTTGGCTAAGGTGTAATAAGGCTATTCCATGTTCTATAGTTACCCTTAATTTTAGAATCTAATGAGCTTACAACATAAGCCCACGACTATTGTAAGTGCCCTTGAGCATCAATCCATTTTAATAAATAATTACACCTTATTATAGAAAAAGTACGATAAGTTCCATTAACTTTCTTTTCTTCTGACATTAATAGCCATTTTTCGGTTTCACCGTTTTCAAGTGGCCAATTCAAAATATCTCCAACAGTAAGACCAACATCATTAGCGACATTCAAAAACATTATCTTTTGATATTCTTTATCTTTATTGGTTAAAATTATTCCCGGAAAAAACAACCCACGTTCTACTGAGAGATTTTGTACTGTATGTGGAGATTCAGCCATCCATTTGTAAAATGATCGAATACCGCCACTACGAATGCGTTCTGCAGTTGTTTCACCCATATGGTTAATTCTAGAATAATAAGTATTAAGATAACTCATTTGGTACATCCAAATCGCCAACAAGGTTCATGCATTCAAAAATGGTTTTTCTAAAATGCTCATATGATAAATACTTAAGCATACTTAATTTGCCCATTAAAGGCCACCAATTTATTGAATCACTACCCAAGCCGCGAACCTCAATAATTATTGAATCTAAAAATTTTTCCCACTCGCCATCTTTTTCTTTTTCACAAAGCAAGCCATATAAACGTCCTTTTAATTTATTCTTATAGCCATCAAAAGTAACATCATACGACATTATTTTTCCCTGCCAATTTTCTGAATAAATCTGCTGGACGCTTTACTCTTGACCTATCATATATACCTTCAGCCTTATGAATTTCATCACTAATCGCGGCCTCCAGTTTATTTAATTTATCAAGATGATTAGCTTGTGAAAAATCTTTATCTGCATAAAGTTGACGAATGTTTTCCCAACTGGCGATACAACGCTTTACCCATTCATGCTTCATATATAAAGCAAGCAATTGTATTTCATCATTTGTTAAATCTGCTACAAAATAATAATTATGTAATTCGCTGTCAGAATCACTTCCAGATTCTTCAACAGTCAAATCCACCCGCGGATATTTAAAACGAAATATGGCCATTTTTAAGAGTTCTTGCCAATCCCGCTCAACGATAGCTAATTCCTCTTCAAGAGTCCATTCGTCCGCGGTTATACGAGCTAAAAAGGCATCGTAAACTTTTACAAAAGAAGTAGCCATTATTCCTCGAGCTGATGCTTCATGTTAATAGCACTGATAACATCAACGTCACAATACTTTTTAATTAGAGCGGAAAAAGCAGGATTGGTAATACCATTGTCAATAGCTATTTGTACTACAGCATCCTTTTCTGCTTGCTGTGCAGTTGGAATAAACTTAGCAAATGCAGTGATATCATTCTTTATCATCATTTGCTCAATTTCACGACTAGAAAAAATTGGAGATGCATCAACAACTGGACGCTCATCTTCTTCTAGACCATCTACCTTTAAGAAATGCTGATTAACTAGCCCATCAACACCTGGGTCAAAAATTAATTCATCGAACTCATTACGCTCAAGTGCAACAGAACGACCCGGCATTAATTCACGACGAAAATGTAGATCTGGTACAGATATTACTACCGTAGCAGTGCTAATATTAGTTAATGTAACCTTACTCATAAGTTTTCCTCCTTTAACTCCTAAAGGCTGGGCGAGCGCAACTAATGCGCCCACCCAGCTTTAAATTATATTTTTATTATATATTACGGTACTGTAGGAACCATTGCAGTGTTATAGGCAGCCCATCCGCTATTCTGATCTAGAGCCTTATTGTAATAAATGCCCCAGTAGTTAGGAGTAGCTACAACGCCAACACCGACCTTGGTGTAAGCCTGAACTGTAATGGAGTTGTCACCCTCATGGTCATCCCACTCACGGAAGTAAGAATTGCCCTCAAAAGCAATCTTTACTAGCTTTTCCTTGCCAGAAGGAATTACATAAGCGAAAGAAGGATTCATGGCGAGCTTAGTGTTGGTCTCGTCAACAAAGGACTGAGGCATTACTACAACGGGAACGCCATAGAAACGGCCAACATAACCACGTTCACGAATTTCAATCATATCCTGATCAGAAATCTTAGTTGTATTGTTGTAAACAATTGCATTTACCATCTCAGCGGCGAACTCAGGCGCGCAATAAATAGTAGGAGCACCATAAGCAGCAACAGTGTTGCAAAGCTTACGTAGGCTTGCTGCATCAAAGGTATTTGAAGCAATCTTATTGCGGGCTGGACGACCAGCTAGCTTCCAAGTGGAAAGTAGAGCTTCCTGAACCATCTCAAAGATGCGGTCAGTCATACCAGCATTGATTACTTCATAAATATCGGTAATGGACTCAACACCATCAAGATAGCGCTCAAAGTCAACATATCCGGCGCCACCAATGGCAACAGGATATACATCAAAACGATCACGGTCAAGGCGGAAAGTCTCATAGTTACCAGACTCAGTTGCGCGAGTTACAAACTGCTTGCCGCGCTGCTTGCCGCGAGTTACTAGGAACTCAGGACGAGAGCCCTGGGGAACACGAATTATCTCAGCGAATAGGTCTAGTGCGCCCTGTACAGACTGAGGTAGTACCTCATCTAGATTCTGAGATAGAAGCTCAAAAAGATCATACTTATTGCGCTCAAACTTATAACGATTTACACGACCATTTTCGTCGCATAGAAGCTTGCGGAGCTCATCACGTAGAGCTGCCTCATAATCATAATTTTCGGCAGCGAACTCAGCAGGAACCTTGCGGCCGAAAACACCATTCATTAAAACTTGTAGAGTCTTCATGTTGTTCGCACCTCCAATTAGATATTCACAATCTCGTACTTAACGCCCTTCTCGCCGTTAGGTACTGTGTAATACTTTGTAACCTTACCATAAGTGCCAGATTCAGGCTTTGTCTTTGTTAGCTTTGGAACAGGGGAACCGGCTACAGCCACTACATATACAGGAGTGGTAGCATGAGCATTTAGAGTAGCCTCCAAAGCTGCAGCAGTAGTAAATCCAGTTTCACTATTGTCATACTGTAAGCAATTGGTAGTTACAGTGTCACCTAGACCTAGAATACCCACGCGAGGATAGTCGCCAGCGACCTTGCGACCAAAGGTCTTTAGACCATAGTGCATAATATCATATTCTTTTTCAGCGGTATAAACAATACCGATAGGAGTGTCAGTGGCAGCAGCGGGAGCATCTAGATAGCCCTTGGACTTATCAGCTACAACCCACATACCATTCTCACATACACCATAATTGCCGCTTCCACCCTCTACAAACTTTGCACCCAGTGGGGTCTGAGAAACCACCATGCCAGTCTTAGGGAAAGCAACTTGATTTAATTCTAGAGTAGCATACTGCTCTAGAGGAAAGCGTGTTAAAGCCATAGTTATCTTCCTCCTTATTTCTTATATTTCTTCATTAGTAAAGCGAATGAATCTTCTGGCTCGAGTAGTGGTACTTTCTTCTCTTCCTCACTGCTGGCCATCTTTTGATTAGCAAAGGTAATCGCTAGCTTACCTTCTAATTCATCATAAGAAAAGTCCTTGATTGCATTACGTATAGGAGCAATTTCATCATCGCTTAAAAGCTTTTCATAGCGGTCAATCAATTCGTCTTTTCTCTGATTTTCTAAATTTGTAGCAATCGCAGCATATTGATTGTTTTCTGCCTGAAGCGTTTCAGCATGTGTAGTCAATTCAGAAACTTTCGCTTCAAGCTCTGCGATGCGCTCTTGCGCCGCATTGTATTGCTCTTGCAAAGCGGAAAAATCATTTTGCAGCTTTTCAATGTCAACCTTGTTATCATTCTCTTCTACCGTCTCTTCAACAACTGTCTCTTCAACGGTTTCGGCTGGTTGCTCATCTTCTTCAAAATTTTCTGGCGCAATTGTTTCTTCACTTGCTATGTTCTCTTCTACCGCGTTGTCTTCATTATTTTCTTCTGCGGCAGAAAAATTTTCATCTGCGGCGGGAGCTTCAGTTTCTACTTCTTGAGAATTTTCTTCAACAATCTGCTCTTGATTTTCAAAATTCTCCATTGGTTGTTCCCCTCCCTTATTTTTTGTCTCTTCTACTTGCGCTTTTATATCAGACAAAAGAGAAGAGAACTTATCATATTGTGTTGCATAATTTTGATCATTTTTAGAGAAGAAGGCAGAAACAGAGAAACATGGTTCATGGCTGCCAATAATGCAGAAGCCAAGCATCTTAGCTTTAGTATATACAAACAATTCCTAATCGCCAATTAATGCCCAATCTCCTTCAATTGAAGCCGGGTCAAGCTCCATGCTCTAATTCTATCCTAAAATCTTTTTTGCCTCTTCATAGTAATTGATGAATAGAACGACAGAAAAAACTGCGTATTCTCGTTCAACATTATCTGTATCTAAATATTTTTCCCATCCTAAGAAATCTTCCACATAGCCATAACTATTTGCAAGCGTGGGCCCAGTATGTGAAGCCCATGTCTATGTTTCGGGGTCAAAAAAACCTACAATTGGCGTCATTCCAGAAGTAGCACTTTGAATCAATTGATCCGCCACGGCATCTGTAATATAAGAACCATTGCGGTTTGCATACTTCGTGAATACACGCACCTTTAATCTTCCCAAGTTAGGGTTTGTGTCAGAAATCCCCTAGAAAGGAGAAACAACAGATACGTTATCAAAATATATTGGAATTGTACGTTCCATGATGTTTACCCCCCTTTAGCCCATAGAGGCGATGTTTGCCTAAGTTTTTTCTGATTTTTGTTCATCAGGAAGTGCAGGACGACCCCCTGTATTTGTTATGTCTCTAATCTAAGTAGTAGTTGTTGTTTTTTGTTGCGTTCCTTGTGAAGATAACGCAGAACTTTCAGCAGATGGCATTGTGTAAGAAGATTGCAATGGTATCATCTTTTCTGACATACGAAGTATATCATTTTCAAAATTCATTAAGCTCAATTGACTATTTTGCTTCATACCCATTGCTACACCAGCGAACATCTTAGAATATCCATATTGTGCGCCGCGGAAGTAACTAGTTTGTATATCATTACGATTGTATACAGTAACTGGTAGAATCTCAAAATCAAACCTAAGATTTGATTTGCTAAAATAATGATTTAGGACTTGCCGCAACCAAGCTTCATAAACATTTACATATCCCATCATAATGGATTCGTCTTTCTTTAAAGAATATGCCAATGTGGAGCTATTAACTGCATTAAACAACACTGCGCCGCGACCTAATGAATCCCAAGCATTATTTTTATACTTCTCTATTCTATTTGCAGACTATGTTGCAGCAGAGTTTTCCTAAAGACTCTCTAATGAAGTATCACCAAAAGTAGTCAATACATCAACCGTGTCTGTGCCGCGCAACATATCCGCAACAGATGCGTGTATTTCTGCGACCTCGTCTAGCTAGAACACCAATTCACCTTTATTGTCAATTGGCATTTTCTGAATTAAAATTTTGTATAATTCATTTTCATCACGTTTCTCTTCACGTTTAACCGCATCATCTAACTTTTTTAATTCTGGAATGCTAGAAAGTAGCATTGGCATTTGATCAATACCTGAGAAACAAAAGCTAATACCTCCTGCTTCTGGCGGGATCATTACCCAGCAATCACCAGAACGATTATTTTTAATCCACTTTAAATATGCCTTTTTAACAATTTGCGGGAAAGTGTCTAACGCTTCCATTCTAAGTTTTGCATCAACGATACGATCAAAATATGTTAAATTAAATTCAAGAATATTTAAATCATTAAAATCCTTAAAGCGAGTGCGGCAGTATGAAAGCGGTAAATCTTGCACTGTTGCATTATTACCATCAACCCTTAAAATTCCATTATAAATGCCGCAGATTAACCATTCAGTTGTAATACGAGCCAAGGTTGTTGGTAAATTTAAGCTTTCTATAAAATTGCAGGCTTTTGAAAAAGTCTTTACTATAGCGTCTCTTGAGCCATGGCCTTCCTAATAAATTGGTATTATCACATGCTCGTACAAAAAGAAATGAGCTAATGCATCTATGTTATTTCTATAAACGCCATTAGTACGATAATAGTATCTTGATAATTCCCTTACTGTTTCTAAGTCTCCAGCGCGGATAATCTATAGAATCTCGTCCAAGGTGAAATCTTCTGAGACTGGGTTAGAATGATAGTATCCCCAGCGCCCGCTATAAGATTTTTCACTAATAGGAGCTTTCAAGGCGTCTCTATAGCGTTTAAAATTATATTTAGGTTCCTATTTTTCCAAGATTATCACCCCCTATTTTTAGGACTAAAGAAGATGTAGTCTTTAATATTCTTGTGTCTAGCACGATAATTGGCTTTATCTTCATAATACTTAATACGATATAAATTGTATTCAAGAGAAGAAAAACGGTCTTTCTCTAAAGAACGTGAAATTCTTTCTACACTAAACTAGTTCTGTACGCCTGTTGGTTTTAGTTTTAAGTTATTTAATTCGTCAATTAAACGGGAAGTCATTTCATACGGCATTAAATATAAACGTCTATCATATAATGACATTTTTGCGCCTTTCTTTGTCTTTAACAACCTATCCTTCATTATTGACTCGCTCACTAAAAAGGATACTGTGCCATTATTAATTTGAGAAAAGAAATTAGAATGAATTTCATCACTGTTGGAAGCGCTAGCTTTAATATCATATATTATAGCTTTGTATTCTGGCATTGGTTCCGTTGTCGGATTTTTCTTTTCAGGCGGCAAATGGTGCTCATTGTTAAAGACATAATATGGCGGATATTGCTTACCAGTTTTAACATCGAATGACTGTAATGCCATTGCATCAAGCAAACCAATACCTGGGCCGTTACCGTCAATAACCACTTCACGTGGATTGTATAATTCAATTAATTCTTTCAAACGGGGCGCCTAATCTGTGATATAGTTCGCACCATGAATAACTTCTGTATAGACTAGATTCTTTTTAAAACCATCGGCCTGTGGAAGAACTTTCATTACAGTGATTGCAGTGTTAGCTGAATATCGACCGACGTCTACTCCTATCACGTAAAAAGTTTCAGGGTTAGATGGATTCTATTGCGCTTTTCTCTCACATTTTAATAAAGTTCTACGATTATTTAATTTCTTAGAATTTAACCAAGCATCTTTATTATTACCAGTCCAAACGCTTAAACTTTCTCTTGCAAACGATTCCTCGCTTACAGTAGTAGAGTAACGCTAATCCATTAATGTTGCTTTATCAAGAAGCCCATAATGTAGCGGCACTTCATATGACATACCCCAACAGAAAGCTTCTTTCGGCCGCAATATAGCATTAATCGCGCACTCTATTAATTTAGAATACATAAATACTGTCTTTGGTGCGGCAGTAGTAATGAATGTTTGTGATGCGGATGGTTCTTCTGGATTTAGTGTGCCGTCTACTTCTCTGCGTGCAATATTCATTTGTGGCCAAAGCACTTCATTGAAGGCATCTTCCTCTATTGTTGCCGCCTCTTCTAGAACAGCTGCCGTTGCACGCAAGCCACGGCTTGTGTCTTTTGCGACTACAGAAATAAAACTGCCGTTTTTAAAATACAATTCATAATAACTGCCGCTTGTTTTTTGGCCAGTCTTGCCATCTTCTGCACGTGTGGTCAATTCTTTTTGTAAAAGAGGCCAATGGCGGAAAATCTCTTCAAACTTTGCTTGTGCAACTTTGATTACTGTGCCCTTCACGTCAGAAACAATCATAATTGTTGACCGCGGCAACAATACCGCGCGTACAATAGAACTCAAGTAGGCAGTAAAAGATTTAGATGTTGCACGCGTTGCTGTTAAAAAGTGATAACGATAACGCATGGACGCGCGCAATGCAACACGCTAAAAAGGTAAAAGGTGAAAATGCTTTGCATCTTCCACATCCTATATTGTATCTAAATATAAGTCAGGGTAAAGAATCCAAAAATTTAAATATTTTGTAAATAACTCTTGATTGTTATCCAGATAATTTTTAGTAAGTACAACACCTTTCTCTATTGGTATTCCATCTCTTACACAAAGCTCATTCGCCATTATCATCACCACCGAGCTCTGCATTTAATTCATCTTCACCCTCATATTCTACATCATTGCTGTCAAATTCAATTGTTTCATTCTAAATATTTTCTAGTCGCTCTGTCATATTGTAACGCTCACGTTTTTCTTCAACCTATTCTGCAAAATTGCCCTCATTTACGACCAGCCGCCGCAAATAGTTTTGGATGTTTTGCATCATAAAGTCAATGGAATCTTGCGGTTCAGTATGCCACTTTGGATGCCAACCCTTCTTACCATAGTACATCATCAATTCGCCAACAGATTCAAAGTCAGCAGCGGATTTTGCATTAGAAGCTTCGAAGTGATAAGTCTTTACGATATTGTCTGCTGCGTCCATCAACTTCTTCACATCTTGCCCTTCGCGCAATCCTTTCTTTATCGCAAGTTGAATCTCACAGAAATCGCGGGCCTTTTCTTGTAGAATAGGTGTTGATACATTCTATGTAGCAATAATATCTTCATAAAAATGTTGCAGCCACATCAATTCTTCCTCATTATATGCCCCGCTCCATATCTTGCGTAATTGCCGCATTCGCGCCGCGCCAAGCACTTCAATCTCTTCATCAATGGTTTTTTCTTTTTGCGCCAAATGCCAACGTTCATTTTCATCGGCCCACTATAGAGTCTAATAGTGATCATCTAATAGCAGATTGAAATATGCCTGTAATGTATGCCCCCCGTGGGTAGCATACAGCTATGTCCATTTATCTAAATCAAATGGCACATCTAAATACTAGCATAACCTATCCACTTCACCAAGATTGCTCTAATCCACCATTGTCTCCAAGCAGGCAGTACAAATCAATGAACGATGTTGCGGGAAAAATTTAGATTTGGTGTGGCAAAAATCTGTTTCAGGTTTTTCTTGCCTGCATTTCAAGCACCTGCGTTTCTTTATTGCGTCTGTCATTTACAGATTGCCCCCTCTATATACGTTTTTGTTTCTCGCATTCTTTACAATTAGATGAAAAACCATCTTTGCGGCTACGATTACGAACGAAGAAGTCAGTTGTCATCGGTAATTGGCGGCCGCAACTTTTGCAAATTTTACATTGTTCTGGTGGCGTTTCAAGCATAAGGCGATAGCGGCGTGCAGCGGTTGCAATTTGCTCTGGTATTTCCTTAGACAAAATAACACAAAGATGGTTTTCGTTGTAGGCGAGGCCGTAACGTACCTATAAATTATAAGTAATAGTACTGTAGGGTACTTTGTCTAATTTACACTGGAGTATGAAATCGCGCATGGGTGTGAATGCCGCCATCTTGCGGTAGCGCTCAAAGTCAAAGATCAGGGTGCGCCCGTAGGTATCGAGCTTTTCGCGCAATTGGTCATAAAGTGCGTCATAGTTGTTTATTAGCGCGCGCACATGTGCTGGATCTTCCCAATCAAAATGGTGATGCCGCACTATCCACTTTACTTCTGTTTTTCCGTCTGGCGTAGTACGTGTTTCATAGTCTTCTAGTTTGCGCGAAATGGAGGAAAGTAAGGCATGGTCTACGCGGTCTTGCCATTGTTCCAATGTTATCCAATAGCCGCTATCGGAAGTCCAATCTACAAATTGCGGTTTTGGGTGATCAGTGGATAAAAAGTGGAGTGTTGGCTTGTATGCATCTTTCAGGTAATATTGGTGCCGCCGCATATCAATCAAAGAATGTTTAAGCTAATAAATTTTGTAGCTATCATCAAAAAGGAGAACTCCTTCTTCAGCGGGAATCTTACCTTCTAGCATTGCGATCCAACGTTCTACACGTTCGATGTCACTCCACATTGCGGTCATGCCAGGAATATCGCTGTCACCGGGATCAATCATTTCGCCAGTTTTTCTATCGTATTTTGGATGCGCGATTACTGGCTTTCTCTTCAAATACACGTGGGCGTGCTCTTTTTGCTAAAAACCAGCTTGATCGGCCAATGGATTTTCCATTATCTCATCCAGTGAGACGGTTTTGTCTGCTTTCTTTTTGTAGCTGGCGTAGCGTGTGTTTGAATTTGTTATTTCTCCGCGCTACACTGCATTATATCCTTCTTCATCTTTCCCATACAAAATGTATGAAGCCATTTGTTCTAAATCGGTTGAAGAAGGGGTTTTTTCTAATTGGTCTAAAATATCGTTTATTGCCGTAACGCGGTCGACGTCTCTTTCTATGTTATAGTCTAATGAATATTGTTTCTTCATAACATGACGTCACCTCCCCTTGTTTATTAGTTTAGCATATTTTTATTGCGGAGTCAAGTTTTTAGGTTGTGGAGGGGCTGGGTTAAAAAATTTTTTGGCATGGTATGATTTTAAAACTTTTGACGTAAAATGTGGATACCCCCCCCGCGCTGTGCTTTTTTCTGCAAAAAATGCCCGTTTCCGGCCCCCGCAATGTGAAGTAGAAAAAATAAGCTGGGTAAATGTTCAATCTGCTATACTGTAACCGTCGGAAGGAAATCCGACAGGGGCGGGCCGCCCGGGGGCCGGAAGCGTACCTTGACAACTGTACACTTGTCAGCTTGCGGGGCGGGCGGAACCGCCCCGGGGCAATTCAACGTGAAGCGGCCCGGGCCACGGCCCAGCCACCGCGCTACCAAGACAACAACCGACCCGGAAGGAGACACAAACCATGACCACCAACGAGAAGATTGCCATTTATGCCTACATCAAGCAGTGCCAGCAGGAAGCCGGGCATGACGGCGCCCACGGCGACCTCATCGAGGTCATCGTGAAGAGCCTCATGCAGGGGCGGATCCGGGGCGTGGCCCACAAGACCACGACTCGCCTGTCCTACGACATCCGCCGCGGCGGCCTCAAGTTCGAGGTCAAGTGCGGTCGCGGCAACCTGTCCGGCCATGCCGGCCACACCGTGGCCGACATCCTGCCCAAGGCGGACGCGGTCATCTACGGCCTCGACACCCGCCGCATCAGGAAGGCGCTTGAGGACGGCGACATCCCCGCGTTCTTCGAGTACTGCTTGCGTGACATGAGGGTGCTGACCCACGATGACTTCATCGACCTGTTGAGCGCCATCGCTGATGGCGACCCGATGAAGGCCCTCGGAACTTCGACTCACGGCCTTCAGTTGAAGGCGGGCGTCCTCCCCAGTTGGCAGGAACCCCGCACCACCCCGAAGACCGGGAAGGTGAAGGAAGGGTACTGGAGGGAGCCCAAGAGCTTCCACCGGGGCATGGACTTCCTCGAGAACTTCCCCACCCTCGGGGAGTTCCTCGGGTGCTGACCCCTACGGGGAGGGCGCAAGCCCTCCCCTCCCCTTCCTCTACCAAACATCGAAAGGAGAACAACAATGAACAACAACTACCGTTCCAAGGGTGCCGAGGGCACCACGCCCCGGTTCATCCCCGAGTCCCGCTACCTGTTCCATGACCTGCAGGTCAACCCCTACAGCGTCACCGCCGACTACCCCGACTACATCACCGACACCCTGCCGGATCCCACCAAGGTCACCAACCGCTAATCCCCACGGGGGAGGGCGCCAGCCCTCCCCCTCCCCTACCGCAAAAACGAAAGGAGCAAACAAAAATGTTTAACTGCCAGATCGCCCGCGCCGCCTACGCCGAGTACCTTGAGGAAATGCTGACCGACGAAGACCCCCGCGAGTTTGCGGAAACCCTGCAGAGGGAATGGGAAGACCGCACCATGGAAGTCCTGCAGACCATGGACCGCGACGACCCGACGTATTCAGACCTGTACAAGGACTTGTACGGGGTGCGCCCCCGGTGGTAACCGGGAGGGGAGGGGCGAAAGCCCCTCCCCAGCTTTTTTGTTTAGTTAGCGATCCGCAATCATCGGTTCATTTTCGTTTACCATTGGTTAGACGTGTCTAACCGAAAACGGGCCTGATCTGGCAGTTAGACGTGTCTAACCCCGGTTAGACGTGTCTAACTCGGTTAGTTGCCTCTAACCATGGTTAGCCATGGCTAACCACGAATTTGTTTACTGTACCGTACAGTAAAGAAATTCCGCGGTTGACAAGGCGCCGCGCGTGTGGTATAATACCCATGATGGATGACGGCCACGCGCACGCGCGTTATACGCGCGGGGCGAGCTGCGCGGGCGCAAGCTCCATCCGCGCCTCCGCCCTTGCGTATGGCCGATTACGGCGGTGGCGAGCTGGAAAGGCGAGCTGCGAGCTGGCGAGCTGCAAAACGCGCGTGGCGAGCTGCAAATCGTGGCGGCGAGCTGCGCAAGCTCCGTTTTGTTTATTATTATAATTAATAAATCATAAAAGGTAAGCTCGAAATTGCAAGCTACAACTGCCAGGCGCGTGCTCGGTCAGTAAGGCGCGATTGGGCGGCCAGTACGTGTACACATTGCCAATCAATCATGAACGTAGTAAACATTTATAAAATTAGAGTATTAGAAGTCAGTTGTATTGCACCTCAGCTTAGAGTTGCGTCGTCTGTTCTACGACTTCTAATGCAATCTTTACTATGTTGTTTGTAGTGCAGTTAATAATTATATCATTAAAGATACTATATTTGAGCAAATGAAAGTAATTAATAAGCAAAAAAGTATTGGGTGCAGACCATTATCTTTTTCTTTTCATTCAAAGAAAATTAAAATAAAAGACAAAAATATAAATAATCGCACTTATATCATGCAACAAAAAAAACATAAATAAATCTATATTATTCATAGAGAATAGAATAAATAAGATTAATCAAGTATTATTAAAGCCGATCTGCCATTGGCATAGATAAATAAATAGTAACGTTTACTGTAGATGAAAAGATGCATTAATTACTACGATAATGATAAGAAGGAATTGTTGCTTATTAAATAATATATATAGTATAATATGTTTTATTTAATATATATTAATATATACATATATTTATATTTCATTTTCTATTTGATTCTACGCATCATATTACCATTTAATTTTGTCTTCCTTTTTCGCGCCCTTGAACATTTTCATAATTTCAAAATCAAAAAGCAATGGTAATTTCATTTTCATTTCTTTCTGCAATTTCATTTTACATTTAAATTTATAATTTCATTTTACTATCGATTAATTATTTTCACGTTATTGCATTTTTATAATTTCATTTTACTATATAATTATTTTTGAGTAATTTTATTTTATGATTAAATTCCTTTATTACATTTTCATTTATGCATTAAAATCCTAAAATAAATAATATTTAGTATATCCTAAAACACAACCGAAGTTCTTTAGTATAATTTTAATCAATACAAATAATAATTTTAATATTAAACTTATATTTGATTTTATTTTAATATAGAATTATAATTATCCTAATTTAAAATCAGCATCCTGATATTCTGACCATTAAAATATAACTTATAAGAACACTCGATTTGATTTTCATTTTATTTTTATTTATTCTATAAAATATTCTATTTATAATTTCATATTACTATCCTGATTCCTATTCACAATTATATCATCCATATCTACTTCATTATTTCCAATTTAAACTCATCTTTAATTTTCCAATTTCAAAATATAAATGAATTTCAATTTTCAAATTCAATTCCCATTTCCCGCATCCTCTTTCTAACATTATTCCTGTTTCACATACCACAATTATGAATTACAATTGAATATCAATCCTCCACCGGAAAATCACATATCATTTTCATTTTACATTCCCGTTTCCTATAATATAATTTTAACTTAAAATCCAAAAACTATTTTTAATTTCAAAAACATTTTCCTAAAACACAAATTCATTTTCAATTCCTAAAACAGTTTCCTATATTATTTTTCTATCCACATTCTTAAAACTATTTTAAATTTAATTTTGTTTTCCTTAAACAAAGATTGACTGACACATAACATTCCTATTTCCTTTTACAATATTATAAAACCATACACACGGAGTTATCTTAATTCCATTCCTAAATTGAAATAAGAAATTACAATTTAAAATTAAATTCCCATTTCTTAAAACATAAATGGAATCCCGATTGGTAATCCTTAATTACACATCTATCCAACAATACATATTGCAGTTAGTTAAATTGAAATCCTTTCCTTAAATAATTAAATGATTATTACAATTCAAATTCAATCCTGAAAATATAAATGAATAGAACATTTATTGACAGTAATCCTAATTTGAAATTACAATTGACACGACATCCGCCTTAAATCAAACTTAATATTATATCCTTAAACTATCTTCCTTTATTTACTCACGTTTGAAATTCCTTTTTCTTATATTAATTTTATTAACATACCTTTAATTATATTCATTAAACCTTATTATAATTATAATCCTATTTTGATTTCAATTCAAAATAAAATTATCTCGCTATCCTTAAATAATACTTCTCCGGATAGCAGAACGGATCTGCAGAAAAATTTCTTTACTGTACAGTAAATACTATATAAACATAATCATAATTAATTATACCACCGCAATATTTATTTTTAATATCAATTAAAATTTTAATGCGGCGGCATATTATAAAAAATCCTATTTCATTTTTTGTCCTACAATTTCATTTTCAAATAATCCCAATTTATAATTTCATTTTATATATTTCAAAATCCTCCACCGCATTTCATTTCATTTTGTTTCATTTTATACACCGCATTTCATTTTATTTCATTTCATTTTATACGCAACATTTTATTTATTTTTATTTCATTTTATTCTCCCTCCTAATTTCATTCCTCATTCCTAATTTTCTTTACTGTACAGTACAGTAAATAAAAAATCCTATTGACAATTCCCACAATATCATTTATAATAACGATACTGACATAGGTCAGTGACATGACAAGGAGGGAATTGAAATGTATGCCGTCATGATCGAAACATTGGAGGGCGAATCCTCCACCGTCTACACTACAACAAATCCATTGCGCGCGTGGCTTTATGCACGTAGCGTGGGCGCAATGTTTCATGCGCACGTTATCCGCATCTCGTGAGAGATGCGGATATTTTTTTTACTGTACAGTACAGTAAACAATTTTTCTTGTTGACACAATCTCAATCTTATGATATTATATACACGTACCAAAGAGGTACACGAAAAAAAGGAGGAAACAACAATGACTATGAACGAACTCGCCCTTGCCAACGCAAAGAAAATCGAGGCCGCCGCAAGTGACCGCCTCCACGAACTCCTCCGCCGTCACGATTACGGCGATGGCGCCCCGCTCACTGAATCCGAGATGGCCGAGCTTGCTGACCTTCTCTTCGCCGCGGACGAGGACGCGGAGGAACTCGTGATGGAGTCTGCGTGGTGGTGGGAGTAATCCCACCATGCTTTTTTCTTTACTGTACCATACAGTAAAGAAATTTTGTGCTTGCAAAAATGGAAGAATTGTGCTATACTCTAATCGTGGTCAAGAGATAGACCACAGCACGACAACCGAAGGAGGCAAACAAAAATGTACGAAATCGTGTGGATCGAGCGTGGCCAGTGGCATCGGTACTTCATCAACGACAAGCGCAAGGCGGAGGCTCTGCGCAAGCAGGTCGGTGGGATCATTCGCAAGATCTGATTGCAAGAGGTGGGCACACGCCCACCTTTTTGCGGTGCATTTTTTCTTTACTGTACCGTACAGTAAACAAATTTTCCTCTTGCAATTCCGGGCAAAGTGTGGTATACTATAGACAGTGACAGGGGATGTCACTGGATGATGAAAGCGAGGTCAACGCAATGGAAATCATGCAAATGCTGCGGAAACTGAAGGAAAACGACGGCGCCACGCTGAAGGCCGGCAAGCTGGTAAGCTACAAAACCGGCTACCAGGTGGCCACTGAAGGCATGGAATGCACCACGGTGCAAGCTGCAGCCGCCGCAATCGCCGCCTACAACGGCACCTGCGGCGTGTGGTACAGCGGCGGCATTTACTACATCGACAAGAGCCACCGCGAAAAGACCTTGCGCGACGCCCTTCGGATCGGTCGCGAGTGCAAGCAAATCTCAATCCTTCGGTGGCGGGATATGGAACTCATCTACTGCTAACAGAATGCCGCGGGAAACCGCGGCTTTTCATTGCGCAGATTTTCTTTACTGTACTATACAGTAAAGAAATTTTCCTCTTGCAAAGTACCGTACTTTATGATATACTTTAATCACGGTCAAGAGAGAGACCGCGGAGCACAGGAGGAGGAAACAAAAATGTTTAAGGTCGTATGGTTCAAGCGCGGCAGCTTCCACGTGGCATACTGCAATGACTGGGCACAGGCCGAGGCGTTGCGCAAGCAGCACGGCGGCATCATCAAGACCATCTGATGCATGGAGGGCGCAAGCCCTCCACCGTTTTTTCTTTACTGTACCATACAGTAAAGAAAAAAACTTTTTCTAAAGTGTTGACAACGGGCCTGATCTGTGGTATTATATAAGCGTACCAAAGAGGTACGGGCAAAAAAAAAGGAGGAACAAAAAATGTTCGTCATCAAGCAGTATCGCTCGGACAACGGCAAGCAGTACGGCATCCCCTTCCGGTTCGCGGAGGAAGAGACGGCGCTCAAGGCTCTGCGCGATTTTCTCAAGTTTGACGCGGCGCACCACTTCGGCCCGTTCTTCATCTACAAGTTGACGTTCGAGTCGGACTGATCAAAAACGGGCCTGCCGAGGCCCTTTTTCTTTTGCGGATTTTTCTTTACTGTACCGTACAGTAAAGAAATTTTCTTGTTGACTTTTCTGCTTGACTATGCTATACTTTAATCACGGTGAGGGAACACCGTGGACAATGAAAGGAGTCAAAGCCATGTACGCCATCGCCATCATCATCAACAGCATGAAGGTCATCCTGCCCACCGTCTACACCAGCAAGCCCGCCGCCGAGGGCTGGCTGCGCAAGCTGCAGAGCGAGGACGCCGACAGCAAGTACGTGATCACGGAGATGAACGTGATCGACCGGGCGCCGCTCGGTTGAAAGAAAAAGCGCCGCGAGGCGCTTTTTTCTCTTGCACATTTTTCTTTACTGTACTGTACAGTAAAAAAATTTTGTGCTTGCAATTTTTGGAATTTGTGGTATAATATAATCGTGGTCAGGGAAGGGCCACGGACAAAGAAAGGAGACAACCATCATGTTCATCGCCCCTGAGATCTGCTATGTCATCCTCTGCAACGGCACCGCCATGCATTCCGCCTACCGCAGCTGGGATCTCGCGGAAAGCTGGGCGCAGCTGCTGCGCGCCAAGCACCCCGAGAACGACTATGTGATCGAGGCCGTCCCCTTCGAGCTGCCGCTGATTCAGTGACAGAAAGCGCCGCAAGGCGCTTTTCTTTTTCTTGTTTTTTCTTTACTGTACAGTACAGTAAAGAAATTTTCTTGTTGACAATCCGCGCGATTTGTGGTATCATATAATCGTACCGAGGGGGTACACGAAAAGAAAGGAGATTCACAATGGACAAGTTCGACCTCATCATGATCGCGCAGGACACAGAACTCGGCGCTCGCGTTGACGAGCTGATGGCTGCAATCGAAGCCAGCCCCGTCTTCAATCTCAAGCTGCATATGCAGCTTGTGGCGGCCATTAACGCTCGTGCGAGCTGGATCGCCGCGCAGGCCGCCGCGTGGGGCGTGGTTGATGACAAGTTCTGGGACTGACCGCCGCAAGGCGGTCTCCCTTTTTGTTTACTGTACAGTACAGTAAAGAAATTTTGTTGTTGACTTTTCTGTGATTCTGTGTTATCATATAGATGTACCAAAGAGGTACGGAGTTAGAAAGGAGATTCACAATGGATAAACTCGATCTGTTCCGCATTGCACAGCTGACTGATCTGGGCGCTCGTATCGCTGAGTGTCGCAACAGGCTTGAGGCTGACCCTTGCGACATCGATGCTGCGTTGCAGCTGAGCAGCGCATTGCGCCGTGAGAAGGCGTGGATTGATGCCCAGGCTGAAGCCTGGGGGTGTGTTGACTACAATTGGGACTAACCGCCAAAAGGCGGTTTTTCCTTATTTCATTTTTGTTTACTGTACAGTACAGTAAACAAATTTTCCCCTTGTATTTTCTCGAATTTCGTGATACAATACTATCGTACCGAGAGGGTACAAGAAAGGAAGGAAAGAAAATGGAGTACATTCTGCAGACGCTGAAGGAAGACGAGGGTCTCACGCTGAAGGGGTACAAGGTCAAGACCTATAAGACCGGGTATCAGGTCGCCACAAGCGGTATCGTAACCACAAGCTGGGTAGAAGCTGCGCAAGCTGTGCGTGAGTACAACGGTACTTGCGGAGTGTGGTTCCATCAGGGATGGTATTACATCGATTGCAGCCACTGGGTCAAGACAAAGCGGGACGCGCTTGCGGTCGGTCGGGCGCACAAGCAGTTAACCATTCTGAAATGGTCAAACATGGAATTGATCTCTTGCTAACAACAAGCGCGGGCGACCGCGCTTTTCCTTTACACAAAATTCTTTACTGTACCGTACAGTAAATAAATTCTTCTCTTGACAATAGCCATCACTTATGCTATACTATAATCACGGTGAGAGACAACACCGCGTGCGAGAGAATGGAGGCATTCTCATGGAGTATATTTACGTTGTGATCAAGTACAACCCCGACTGCACTACCGAGACCATCACGACTTTCTATTCCGAACAGCGCGCGCAGGAACATTGTCTGTTCCTCGCTGGCCGCGATGATGAAACCTATGGTTATCGCCGCGTGCCGATTTCCAATTGTGATAGGTGGAGGGGCTAATCACCCTCCACCGTTTTCTTTACTGTACTATACAGTAAACAAATTTTTCTCTTGACTTTTTCGCGCATTGTGGTATACTTTAATCACGGTGGAGGTACACCGTAGAAAGGAAGGACACAAAATGGACGTCTACATCGTGTACACCTATGACGAGGACAAGCGGGCCTGCGTTATGCAGGTTGGATTCTTCACGGAAGAAGAAGCTGTGGAGGAAGTTAAGCAGCTGCGCAAGCTGGGTCTGTGGGTGTTCTACCGCTGCGAGGATCTGCTGGAGGTGGAGGTGTAAACCTCCACCTCTCATTTTTGTTTACTGTACTATACAGTAAAGAAATTTTATACTTGCATTTTTCTGAAAACTATGCTACAATACAATCACGGCGAGAGAGTGCCGTGAAGAAAGAAAGGAAGGGCAAGCCAATGAAAACCATCTACGTTGTGTACAAGATCCGCACCGCCGACAACACCCCCTTCATCATCAGCAGCTTTGACGACTTTGGTAAGGCGGAAGAAGCCGTGAAATTCCTTAAGTTCATTAACCCTGATGACGAGTATCTGTTGGACGCCTCGCCCCTGTTCGTCTCCTGCGAGTAATCGCAGGAGGCCATAATTATTTTACTGTACTATACAGTAAAGAAATTTCTTTTCAAAAATCTCTTGACTTTTCCAGGATTTGTGATATACTTAAATCACGGTAGAGATACCGCACAACAACAACAGGAGGGCAACAACAATGTTCAAGATCCACTACTATGACGGCACGCAGGGCATGACCTATCCCTACAACTTTCACTCTAAGTGGGCGGCTTGCTGCCACGCTGTGCGAATCCACGAGATGGGCGTGGATTGCTCTGTGCAGGACATGACCACGGGCGAGATTGTCGCCATCTTCGAGAAGAATTTTGTGCGGTGGCCCGAGTAATCGGCCACCACATTTTATTTTGTTTACTGTACACTACAGTAAAGAAATTTTATAATTGACAAAATCACGATTCTATGATACTATATAACCGTACCAAAGAGGTACAACAAAACAAGGAGGGCAATACAATGTACGACAACGAGATGATGGAGACCCTGTGCCAGCTCTACTTCCACGGTGACATCGAGCCGCTCGATGGACTTGAAACACTCGAAGAAAACATCTGCTCCAATTGCCCCTACAACGGAATCTGCACAAGCGAGTGCATATTCCTCATCTGCCCGAGTTGGCAGACCGCCATGGGCCATGCGCCGATTTAACTACCATGGGCGCAAGCCCATTCTATTTATTTACTGTACAGTACAGTAAATAAATTTTCTTTTAAAAAAGACTTGACATTTTCCTGATTTATGATATACTTTAATCACGGTGAAGGTAACACCGTAACACAGAAAGGAAGGTACACCGCAATGAAGATGAAGGCCATCAACGAGTTCGCCCCTGCCAAGCCGTCCCGCCCTGCCGATGCCAACATTCCCGCGGACAAGTACACGATCGTGTTCGTGTGGCACGATGACTACTACGCGATCGAATCTACGCATGATGACCGCGATCAGGCCATGGATCGCCTGTTCAAGTTGGTGCGAACCGATACCGACCGCAGCTCGTTCGCCACGAACACGTGCTATATGATTCTGTTTAACGGCCAGCCGATTTACAGAATCATGGCCATGTAAAAGCCCGAAAGGGCTTTTCTTTTTATTTCATTTTTCTTTACTGTACAATACAGTAAAAAAATTTTCTTGCTTGACAAAACCCAAAATTCATGATATACTACATATGTACAAAGGAGGTACGGAATCATGGTTATCTACATCATCCTGTGGGCAATCGGCGCGGCGATCATTGACCATTGCGAAAGAACGGGCGAGCACCACATCAACGGCGGAGGTACGGCGCTTTATCTGTTGGCTCTCATTATTCCTATCTTCCTTGCGTTCGTCGGCGCTCTGTGAGAACGCAATGCCCCGTGATATTCACGGGGATGATTTTTCTTTACTGTACGATACAGTAAAGAAATTTTACACTTGACGTTTTGCCCTGTTTGTGGTATCATAACAATGTACCGACAAGGTACTGTCAAAAAGAAAGCGAGGAAAATCCGCATGATGAAAATCGAGCAGGTCTACACCATCTCCATTGAAGAAGAAAGCGAACACCCCTCTGGTGTCATTGCCGTGTATACAAGCTGGAGACAGGCGTATCGTGGCATGATGAAGTTCTGCGAAGCTGATACGCTTATCGGTTGCAGCGCTCATCCCTGTGATGATGTCTACACGTGGCGCCGCGCATCTGATGACTGTGTGGTCAATTTCATCATCGAACAGCACACAGTCGATGACCCTATGACGCTTCCGCAGGAAACTGTTTTCTAAGAGGGGCAACGCCCCTCTTTCCTTTAGTATCATTTTTGTTTACTGTACACTACAGTAAATAAATTTTCCGCTTGACTTTTCCTGCATTTGTGGTATACTTTAATCACGGTGAAGGACAACACCGGAACAAAGAAAGGAGACCACAAAAATGCGTTACTTCAAGATCGTCGCCCCGCGTGGGCACTGCGGCGTCGGACACTCTACCGAGATTGCGTTCGTTTTCCAAGCTGCTAATCTGCTGGAAGCTATGAGCAAAGCGAAGCGCATGCCAGCTGTGAAGCACACCCGCATGATTCTTTCCGGCAAGGAAATCACGGAAGCTGAATATCGCGAATACAGGAAAACCAGCGCGTATGCGCGGTTGCAGGGCAGGCGCTAAGCGCCAGCCCTTTTTCTTTTCCGCATTTTCTTTACTGTACACTACAGTAAAGAATTTTTGCTATTGACAATGATGCCGGTTTATGGTATACTAATAATGCACGGTGAGGAACGGCCTCCACCGTGCGGGTAAAACTCCTTCGCGCGCGGAGTTATTATATATAGGAAATAAATTAAATTAAATTAATTTAAGGCGGTCGCGAGCTGGGCAAGCTGCAATTTCAAAATAGTCATTAATCAATAGATAAGCTGGCATTACTCAAAAAATATATCCTAAATGAAATATATACGTGGCCCACATTTGCACGTATATATTTTTTATTTTAAAAATTCTTTACTGTACGATACAGTAAATAAATTTTCCTCTTGATTTTTCCCGTGATTGTGGTATACTATAACCGTACCAAACAGGAAGGAGCAAACAGCAATGAGTGATTACAAGGTTCGCGGTGTCAAGTTCGCTGATTATCTCGCCCGTCTGTTCGATGGCTGTGTCACGCTGGAGGACTACAAGGAAAAGGTTGAGACCTACAACGCCACGCACTCCCGCAAGCTGGTATATGACTACGGCGCGACCCGGTTCACCATTATCCGGCATGACTACGTTGTCAAGTTTGAGTATTGCGACATTGATTGGGATTATTCCTACGCTGGAAACAATGCCACTGAGAACGCCATGTATCTGTTCGCTGTTGCTCACGGCTATGAGCGGTTCTTCTGCCCATGCGTGCTGACTTGCTACAAAGGCCGTTACATCGAAGTGATGCCCCGCATTCGGCACATTGAAGATGAGAGCCGTATCTTTTGGGACTATCTCACGGAAGAGGAAAGCGACTGGATTTCCTATTATGTGTGCGATTTGCACCGGGGCAATGTGGGCTATTACAGGGGACGCCCCGTCATCATCGACTATGCGTTCAACAATCTTCCGAGGTAACACTCGGCTTTTTTTTTGATGGGAAAATTCTTTACTGTACACTACAGTAAAGAAAAAATACCAGCAAAAAAACGCTTGACAAGATGGCATTTTTTTGATATACTATTCACGTACCAAAGGAAAGGAGTCACACGGATGAGAAAGATTTGGTTCGATATGGACGGCACGATTGCCGACCTCTACGGCGTGGAAAATTGGCTCGACTATCTGCGGGCGGAGGACACCACACCATACGCGCAAGCAAAAGTCATGCACAATATGTCACAGCTTGCAAAGCTGCTTCACGCGGTACAGCGCAAAGGCTATACAATCGGCATTATCAGTTGGACAAGCAAGGCGGGGACAGCGGATTATAACAAGCGTGTTGCGGCAGTAAAACGCGCGTGGCTTGCAAAACACTTGCCCTCCGTGTCATGGGATGAGATAAAGATTGTGCGATACGGCACAAACAAACTTGCTTCATGCGGCGGCGGTATCTTGTTTGACGATGAGCAGGGCAACCGTGACAATTGGGGAAAAGGCGCATATCTTCCAAATGAAATAATCACCGTGTTGAAAGGCATTATCGCAAGATAATGCCGTTTTTATTTTATATTTTTTCTTTACTGTACAATACAGTAAATAAATTTGAAAATAGAAAAGACGGCTTGCGCCGTCAATTATACTGAATGTCCTAAAACAGAATCACATTATTTCCCGCGGTCATGATAGAATCAATTTCGATAGTTTCTTCGTCACAACCTTCCCAATATCCTTCATTCTGCGCATAGGTATCGGGATAGACGACAATCGCATCATCGGGGTATTTCGCGAGAGCTTCGCGCAGTTCCTTAACGGTCATAGTGCACCTCCATAGTATTCACGTTGCAGGTAAACAGACGAGCCGTGTGCGCGTCCCTAAGTCGATTAAGGGCGTAAGTGCGATCATGCACAGTTGCGAAGAAGTGCCGCACGCCGTTCAGTTCATAGCCGTAAATCGTGTTCAGTTCCACTGTTGTTTCCTCCTTCTACGGTGTGTCCCTCACCGTGACTATAGTATATCACAAACACAGAAAAAGTCAATAATAAAATTATTTTACTGTATGATACAGTAATAAATTTTAATTCTTATTTTCCCAATTGACATGGCAATTAATATGTGATATAATAATCCTGTAGCAAGGAAAAACACCCAACAAACGCAAGCCATACGCAATGACCAAAAGGAGAAAAACAATGTGGATTCAAGATATCACAAAGGCGCTCTGGATTCTCAACGGCACCAGCCTGAAATGGTCTTGTTGCGTTGACAAAATTGAGAACGGCTTTATCTACATGAGCGATGGCCAGCGGTTTGCAATCTCTGCACTTGTGGAACAATATGACAAGGAATACCCCAGCTAATACCATTTGAAAAAATCCATCATTTGATTTTAAGATTTCATTTTTCTTTACTGTATTATACAGTAAAATATTTTCCCCATTGACTTTTCTCATATTTATGGTATACTATATCTGTAATCAAGCGGAAGGAAACCGCGAACCAAACCTAAACGCAACGGAGGTTAGCATGGGCTATTTCATGGTATTCGACACCGAGACGACCGGACTTGACAAGCCTTTTTGCTATGACATCGGATATGCTATCGTTAACGATGAGACGCAGCAAATCGAGCTTCAGCGGCATTTCATCGTTGAACAGATTTGGCATAATCTGCCCCTGTTCGAGAGCGCATATTATAAGGACAAGCGCCCTATCTATGTTAAACTCCTCCGCGCGAAAAAGGCAACCATGGATAAATGGGGCTACATTATGGGTAAAATCAAGCGCGATTGCGAACGGTATTTGATTACTGATGCATATGCCTATAATAGCAACTTTGACGACAATGTGATTTCCTTTAACTGTGATTGGTTTAAAACCATTAACCCCTTCGATGATATCGCAATCCATGATATTTGGGGCTATGTTAGTTCCTTCATCAGCAACACTCCCGAATATACCGCATTTTGTGAAGAAAATTCCCTGTTTACCGACACGGGCAACTATAGCGCAAGTGCCGAAAATGTGTTCCGTTTTCTCTCCAATAACACGACTTTCACGGAAGAGCACATGGGTCTGTATGATGTGCATATCGAAACGGCAATTCTCCTGTATTGTATCAATCATGATGCCGAGTATTGCGCGGACTATCCTGTAAAACGTGTGCTTCCTCGTCCTAAGAAAACCCCGTTCACAATTAAGGTCAACGGCGTTCAGCTTTACTCCGGCGAGTACGTGAAAAAGAACGTTCGCAACAACGTGTATAGCTTCCAGACAATTTAACTATCGGAGGGCGGGCAACCGCCCTCCACCGTTTATAGTTTTTTCTTTACTGTACACTACAGTAAAAAAATATTCCGAAAAAAAACTATTGACTTCTGCCCGAAATTATGATATTATATAATTGTTCCAAGGGGATACACCCCAACACCAACTGCAAGGAAGGAGCTTCCCGAAACATGAAGAAGTCCACTGTCATCGCCCTGTACAACTACCTGAACGGCGCCGCCCTGACCAACGTTGATGAGATTCGCGAGGATCTCGCCCGTGAACTCAACCGCGGCAAGGCCGTGAAGGATGAGAAGCGGTTTCTGTATGATACCGCCCACGATGTTGTCTTCGCCGCCCTGTCCTCCACTCCTGTGACGGCTACCGAACTGTATAGCGCGTGCAAGGACGCGCTGCCCGAGGAGTTTACTTTCGGCAAGCTCGTGTTCGCCCTGCGTGCGTATTGGGGCGATGAAGTGACCGTCGTTGCTGACTCGAAGAAGCGCACCAACCTTTATTCCAAGAAGGATTAATTAACATGAACAGGGCAGGGAGGCAACGCCCCTGCCCTGTTTTTTCTATCTATTTTTCTTTACTGTATACTACAGTAAAGAAAAAAAATTTTGTCAACAGATTGACTTTTGAAAATTTTTTTGTTATAATATATTTGTAAGATGAAAGGAAAGTGGAGGTGCGCTATCGTGTATAGTGTGATTTACTTCGATGACAACAGCAACCGTCATATTCTTGAATGTGAAAGTTATGTAGAAGCACTTTACATTCGGAACTTTCTTGAAGTAAATACCAATTGCAGTCGTGTTAAAGTAGTCTTTAACGAGTAGCGCACACCAAGCGCTAATCTTTTTACTGTACCATACAGTAAAAATATTTCACCAACAAATTTCTCAAAAAACTCTTGACACAAACACAAAAATGTGATAAGATACAATTGTTCCAAGGGGAACGATGATGAGAAGGAAAACTCAAACAAACCGGAAAGGAATTGCCAATGAACACTATGGAAAAGAAGAACGCCGCCCGTGCCATGACCATGACTGCTTTTGCCAAGGCGCTGGAAGACGCCGCCGCCGTGCAGTTCGCTGATTCTTCCTTCGCCGTGCTGCAGGAGGTTGAGGGGCAGGAGATTTGGGTTGAGATCACCTTCAAGTCCAAGTCCTACACGCCGACCAAGGTCAGCCCTGCTTTCGACCCCTTTGAGGTCGCGCAGGCGTGGCAGGAGGACAAGGCCATCAAGGCCAAGGAGAAGGCCGAGAAGGCCAAGGAAAAGGAACGGAAACTTGCCGCCGCCGAGGCCAAGCGCAAGCTCAAGGAAGCGGAGCAGGAGCCGGAAACCGAAAACGCCGGGGAGTAATCCCCGGCGCCCCTTTTCCGCAAAAAATGTTCACTGTACACTACAGTAAAGAAAAATTATGCTTGACATAAATAGTAACTTATGTTATTATAGCATTGTCCTAAGAAGCCAATCTGCAAGAAAGGAACATTACAAAATGAAAACCATGTACGTTCTCACCCTCGAATCTGATGACGCGAATCCCGAAGTCCTCGGGTGCGCCGAAACCTATGAGGTCGCCGCGGAAACTATGGAAGAGGAACTCCGCTATCTTGAATGGCACGTTGAAGACCATTTCATGGAGGACGTTGCAACTGATAGGTGGGAATGCGCCGAAGGCGTGGCTAAGGTTACTTGCGTGGTTGTGTTCACATGACCACGCAAGTTGTCATGTTTTGTTTACTGTACCATACAGTAAATAAAAATTCGTACTTGACAGCATAAATCTTTTGTGATATACTATCCTCGTAATAAGGGAAGGAAAACCCTACAAACCAGAAGGGAACACCATATGAACGATATGCAGAAGAAAAACGCCGCCCGTGCCGCCGTCATGACTCAGTTCACAGAAATGCTCGACTCTTGCGCGGCTGTTCAGTTCGCGGATAGCTCGTTCGCTATCCTTCAGGAAGTGGAAGGGCAGGAAATCTGGGTAGAGGTCACGTTCAAGGCAAAGGCGTTTAAGCCCACGAAGCTCTCCCCGCCCTTTGACCCCTTTGAGACCGCTCAGGTTTGGCAGGAAGAAAAGAAGATTAAGGAGCAGGAAAAGGCAGAAAAGGCGAAAGAAAAGGAACGCAAGATTGCCGCTTCTGAAAAGAAGCGGAAGGAAAATGCCGGGGAATAACCCCGGCTTTTTCAATTGATTTAATTTTCATTACTGTACACTACAGTAAAAAAATTTTCTATTTGACAAAAAACAAAAATCATGCTATACTATGTATGTACCAAAGGAAAGGAGACCTTGGGAACATGAACTACATTGTCCACTACATCGACTCAGGTACAAACCGCATGGAGATTGCGCACTTTACCGCATATCACGAAATGCGCAATTTCATCACTAAAATCACCAATGATGGCGTCACTTGGTACAAGGTGAAGAACGACCACGGCGAAAACGTGAGTATTGAAAAGGAGTAAAGAAAATCATGCAGACTAAGCCGCTTTACTACTATGGTGCGCAGGAACTTCCTATTCAGCGCGTTCTCGCTCTCAGGGACTTGATTAACGCTTGTGACGGTTGGGGCGTTGCTATCTCATATGTGGCTGTGCTTCAGGAAGGTTTCAAGGTCATGTTTGAACATTGGCACGGTGACGCTGTTCTTCATGACAACTCTTATTGCAACGACCTTTGCGAATGGGAAACCATTGGTTTTCCGTGGGATGAAGATGATGTTTCTACCCATACAAGCGAAGAACTCGCACGGCTTCTCGGATATTACAAGCGCGAAAACGGCGGTCAGGATTAATTCTGACCGGCCAGTTTTATTACTGTACACTACAGTAATGAAAAAAATATTTCATTTTTCCTCTTGACATTAACCCTAATATATGATATATTATCATTGTCAAGAGGGACTGCAGCAATTCGGAAAGGAGCTTAACGGATGAACGAATGGTGTCCGGAATGCATGAGTGAAGAATGGGAAGTGCTTGACTATCGTGAGGACTTTGAAATAGGTTCTTTAACTCTGTGGTGGGAATGCCGGTGTCATAAGTGCCATCATAAGTTTGAAATCGTGAGAGAATACAATCTCGATCCAAGATATTCCTATACGCGCATTATCGATGATGAACAGTGAGGTAAAATAATCATGGCAGATTTCATTGATAATCATCCCGTCATTACGGGAATCATTGTTGCCGTTCTGATTTGTGCAATTGTGGTCGGCGGCGTATCTCTCATGCGCTATATTCCGAACGTTGTGCATGGCGGCAATCGTCAAGTGATGGACACAAAATACAATTTTCAATGGGCAATTATTGAACTCGGCAATGGTGAACTTCTTGAAGGTACTGTGGTTTCATGGTGCGATTATGCTGATTCAGACGCGGTGCAAGTCACAATGGAAGATGGAACTACTATTCTTACTCACTACTCAAAAATTCTG